ATCGGTGGAAATCCCCTCAGTGACAGGTTAGGCACTTACCTTACTCTGGGTAAGGATGCTGTAAAGCTGGAGGCAATCCTCTTTCTTGCGGAGATCGAAGCCCTTGGCTCCGGGGACGGCTTGCTTGAGTTGCGTGGTGGAGCCAACCCAGCAGAAGCCGAGGATGAAGTTGCGGAGCCGAAAGGTGGGCATGGTTTGGAGTTCGGTTTGTGTGTGGAACATTTACTTACCTCGTTAACTGCTATTTTTAATATAGCCTAATTTGTGTTAACCGTCAAGGGGTAATAGAAAGATCTCTGGAGGTTTTCTCTTAATTGCCCGATTGGTGGCGTCACGAGTAAAACAACATCAAGGTTGTAGAAGTCAGCAACAAAAAGTCCTGAGATGGGAAAGCTCAGGACTCCATGACCAGTTCGGTTTCCGCGCGCAAGGCGCTACTTTACTTTAGTGCCATATATACCAGTGTTTGTCAAGAAAAACTGACCAGCAGAGTAGACTTTTTCCGATTTCTAAGTGGTAGCCTCCAACTAGTTTACTTAGTGTGCTATTTACGTTTAGAACTGAGTATTTATACTTACCCTAAATTCGGGCACCACAGCCCACAATTTCTACTTAGTGTGCTATTACTGCCATAGTAATAAAGCACTAACTGAACAATAAGTATGGATGGGAGAGCCTACAACTCACAATACCGAGAGCGAGAGCATCTCACTAAGACTGAGGTAGATAAGCTCATCGCCGCCGCTAAGAAGCTTGGTAGAGGGAGCAATGCCAATAGGAATGAGTTATTACTTACGATGATGTTCCGGCACGGCTTACGAGTGAGCGAAGCAGTCGGCATCAACTGGGAGGATCTAGACCTAGAGGGCAAACAGATTAGGGTAAGACGGCTTAAAGGCTCCATCAGCAATGATCAGCCCCTCCAAAAGGACGTGATCAAAATGCTTAAAAAGCTACCGAGTTATGGCGGTAAAGGCGCTTTATTCACTTCTGAGGCGGATAAGCGTATGACCACTAGCAATGTTCGCACCCTCCTCAAGAGAGCTGCTGAGAGGGCGAATATTGCTATCTCAGTCCATCCCCATATGCTCCGGCATTCGTGTGGGTTTTATTTGGCAAGCCAAGGCAAGACAGCAGACTTTATCCAGTACCGATTAGGGCACAAAACCATAGTTAATTCTGTCAGATACGTTAGCCAAGCAGCATACACTAACCAGGATATTGAGTGGTAATTCACGCTACAGGAATGTCAAGAAAGCAGTAGCTCTAGAACTTCCTTACCTGCTTTTGCTGCTTTTTGATAGCTATTGCCATGGGTAAATGGTGTCTTACCTGAAAAATCAGGAAGTTTAACTACATAAACTTGATCCTATTCACTCCACTCGATAACCAATCTGTGGATACTTCTACTTTCTGACATCAGTTTTCACCAATAGAGTTTTCAAGCCTTCTCTGCTAACTGTAAAGCGATTTGCCAGACATTCCTTTAGATCCCCTTCCACTAGGGATCACAATGTAAGCAAAAGCGTTTGCCAGCTCCTCAGAGTTCTCCTGGTTTTCAATCCATTCCAATAGGGCTTCGGGATCAGCATCTACAATATCTTCGTCTTCGTAAATGTCTTCAAATGCTTTAATCACGGTGTTTATGGCTTCTTGACTAACCTTCATTTGTACCTCTATCTAAGATTTGCTCTAGCTCGCTGCTAGTCACTCCCTGAATTTTACCGTCTTTAATCACGGCATACTGGTAATTATACTCGTCAGGATCCTTAAAGCCTACACGCTTGTAGAGCCTAGCTCTTGCATTTCCGCTATTGTCATTGTCGTTAGGAGAGTTGACAATAATATCACCGTCACGGTAATTATCCAGTACCAATTGTTTAGAGTTCTTGGTAGCCGACATTCCGACTTTTACTGCTTGCTTTGGATCTTCAATCGTACCAGTATCATAGTCGTCATTAACAGTAAACTCTACCTCAGCTATCTCGACGTCACCATGCTTCTCTATAAATTTCTCTTTGTCGTTTACAAAGCCGTGAGCCAACAAACCAGGATTTCTCTGAATAGGGAAGTGTACACCTTGAATGAATATCTCATCATCTCCCACGTCCACAAACTTCGACGGTTCTTCACTAATGGATAGCTTCTTATTAACCTTGAAGTTGGGATCAGATACGGGATCTAAACCTTCAGTAGGTTCTGTTGATTCTGGTTCAGATTTAGACTCCGATTCACCTCGATTAGAAGTAGTATCACTCGGCGAGTCTCCCGTATCAGCTAAGAAGTCTTCTTTACTTACCGGGTTGAGCTGAGTGCCTGATGCTCTCTCGAATGGAGTAGGGTTGTAGTTAGGTGATTGATCAGGGTTGGCTTCCTTAACCTCGCGCCTATGCTTGCCTGCCCACTCTAGATCCTTTTGGTTATGCCAGCGAGGGCTAGTAGGCATATAGAAAACACGGCAGCGTGGGTGAGCTAATCCCGGCTTCTCAGATACTTTATAGATCTTACCCGCGCGGGCAATGCAGAAAGGGCATGTGCGGGTATCCTCAGTTTCTATACGAAGAACGTAATTTATCTCATTTTCCTCGTAAAAAGCATTTGTAGCGTCATTGAGGGCAGACATAGACTCGGTGCGAGTGATCATGTCTGCTTTGTCTTTGGTTACAGCAAATTCCTTACGCAATTGTTGAGCTGCCTTGCGAGGGCTGCTCCCCATCGCAAGGTTAGCCCCAACCAGAGTGTTGACTCGATTGCGAAATTTCTCTGTATGGTTCTTTAAGCGATTTACCCCTTCCTTGGCTTGGGATTTGATAGCTTCGATGTTTACGTCTATCTTGGCGAAGTTATCAACGCCGTCCGGAGAGACTGTTTGAGCAAGGCGTTCACCACTCTCTATGCCCTTCTCTTGGGCTGTCTTGAGTAGCTTTCGGTACTCCTTTCGTACTCTCTCAGCTCGCTTGCCTGGTAAGAGATTGACTGCATCCCCTATTTGGTCAAGAGCGAATGCAGCTTGCTCTTGCTTGAATAGGGAACCGCCCGCCTTCTGAGCCTTATCATACTCTTTAGTGAATTTCTTCTCGAGCTGATTGTAAGACTCCTCAAGAATGCGGTTGACAGCATTCACGGTTTTTTTCTCTTCTTGGTCTAAAATGTTGCTGGTCTCGCGGGATATGCGCTCACCCTCATCTAGAGACATTACTTATCACTCTCCGGTAATGCTGAAGCCGTGATCCTCAGGGTTTTGTTTCTCTAAGCATTCCACAATGTTCTCGGCAATCACGTTACCATGATCCGCTAGCAGAAGCAGAGACTCTAAAAACTGCACCAGACTGAAGAATATCTCTTGCTGTCCGTCTTCAGTCTCCGCCTCGAAACCGCTGACATAGGATAACTCGTGCTCTTCGAGGAGTTTATCGTCTCCGGAACGCAGCTCCAGCATCTCCATTGCCGAATCGCTCCGTATGTAAGGCTCATCATCGCGCCAAGCAATGTAAACATCAAAGCCGGCAATTGGGCAGATTTCTATTTCAACGTAGGTGTTTTCGGGTTCCATAGCATAAGTAAAGTCTGTACTTACTCTATGCTATCACTCGGACTTTCACACCGCAGACGCAACCCCACCAAAAGGCTACTGATCAAGGTAAAGGGTTCACTGATCAAGGGGTGTTAAACCCCCCTTTAACGGCTAGAACTCTTACCAACTCCGAATCAAAAGGAGGTGTTAAACCCGTTAAAGGCAAATCCTCAACAGCACAGCAATGGGTAAAGAGTAATAGTAATACCTCTCCCCAATTTGAGCTGTTGGGGGAATTACCCTTAACACCTTTAACAGTAGCTCATATTTCAGAGTTGATGAAGGCTCTGGCTGTTAAAGGTGGGTTTACAGCCCTTTAACAACCCCTTTAACAGCAACCCCTATACCTTTAACAGCAGTCAGGCTATCCACCATCCCGCCAGGAAAGCTGAGACCGCCATTGCGCGCGATTCCGAGTAGAAGTCTTGCCGTTGCCACCAGTCCCAGAGATCCTCGCTGCCCTTATCTCCATTGCAGTGGGTGCAGCACGGCAGTAAATTGTCAAAGCTGTTGCTGCCTCCCTTAGACTTGGGCACTACATGATCCAGAGTGATTGCGTCCGAATGATAAGGAGTTGCACCGCAATAGGCACAACTCCCACCAAATAAGTATTTATGCTGCCGCCGCTGTCGTCTTCTCCGGTGCTTAGCGCAAAGCTCCTCTAAATGGATCCCATTCATGGTGACTTCAGATACTCTACATATACATTGTTGCTTAATGGTTGACAGTTAACACACATAATGACTACATTGAGAAGTGTAGTCTTTTCAAGGTTTTCTTATGCCTTCTACTCAATTCCCTCCCACTGACCTCCCTAACAACATTCGTTCCCTCACGGCTCTCATCAAAAGCCGCATAGGCATCGGCTATGACCGCCAACCCTGGCACACCTCTCAATACGTCTGTCTCCAGCTCAACCGAGAGGGAACCAGACTGCCTGAGGAGGTTAAGGAGGCTGCCCGCGGCATCCAGTGGGCTATGGAAACAGGTAGACTCCCTGGTGAGCACCATTGCGCTATCAGAATGATGGGCGCTAAGGAGTTGTGTAAGTTAGTCGCTCAAGTGTATAAGCATACTCCCGTCTCTGAGGGAGTGCCTTGCGAAGGCGCTGATATCCCGCAATGGCTGATCAACCATCCTGAGAAGCTAGGGATGTAAGCCCTCATCCAGCCCACTATTCGGGCTGGCATAATGGTTGACAGCTTACTAGGCGCGCGTTAACTTAAACTCAGCATGACATATAAGGTTCAACTCAATGACTAATCAACGTCAAACTCCTACACCAGAAGAACGGCTTAAGATGGCTGTTGATGCTCTAAATACTCTGGGAATCGATACTCGTGATCCTCGCTATCACAAGTCTTACCAAGATTGGGCACATAACCTCCTAGGCATTAAGGATGCCTACCAGCCTATCGAGTCTCTGGAACGAACGAGAGGTATAGGCTGGGTAGGCTGGGCAGCCGAATTAGACGAGTATCGGAGCGAGTTTTCTGCTGACTACTAAAAAATACATACTGACAAGCAATTTAATGCCCTCCTTAATGGAGGGCTTTCTTATTAGTTGTTTGCAAGCTGTCGGAAGATCTCTTGCTTCTCTCTGTCGATTTGGTGGAAGGTTTTTACGAATTCATTGAAATCAGTTGACTCTTGCATAAACGCCTCCATAGCTATTAGTATCTCTGGACTCCTGGGAATCCACCGAAGGGCAAGGGAGCGTTATCACCAAACCGCTTACGGCAGCTACTCACGCGCTTACCGCATTTGTCCTTATTGGGATCGCTCACCGGGTTATCGAACTCATCGAAGTAGTCTGAGCCGTTATAACCGCAATTCTCCCCGCGGTATTCCCAAGTGCAGCGCTGCGTAATCAGTCGCTGAGGTAGCTTGATTTGGGTCTCAATGGGACTAGACAGCTCAAACTCTACGAATAGCTTGTTTTCGCTAGTTTTGCGCTCCACATAGTAATAATCGGGAGGCAGCACTTGACTCGGATCAGGCTCTACTCCATTATCTAAATACCGTACCATTGTCCGAATCCGCTTCAGAATGCAGCCTACCAAGTCCTGATATTGGTTAATCAGGACGGTGAGAGTGCCCTCCACATTACTAATCTTGACGGTAGGACGCGGCGGCTGTCCCTTATTGGTAAGCTCGAATCCTTCAGCTTCAATCGGGAAGGCGTCGTATTGAATTCCGTTGAAGGATACACGATTGCCATTCGTAAAGGCTTCATTACAGAACCTCACCTTAGTATTCTCGCCAATCGGGTTGAGATCTAACGTAAATAGTTCGATAATTGCATCCGGGTTCAATAGCTGGATCTGGCTGTCGATGTTACTCATATATTCCTTCTTTTTATTAGCTTTGTATTACTTATGTTCCGTTCCAACTCTGGAATGTGACGCTTAAGTCAGCTCTAAACCTTCCCTCAAACCTAATGTCATATTGCTCGATTGTATAGGCTTGCGGCGCTTCATCCATCGGTGACTGCCAGAAGACGTAACTGCCCGCGGCGTCATCCAGCACCTCAGTGAAGTTTTGCACTTCCGCTACACTAGGGAATGTAAAGGTAACTGTCCAGGAAGTAGTTTTCGGATTAATCCCGTCTGGTGTGCGTTGTTCATACCCGTCACCAAACTGAGTTTTACGATACCTCAGTGCTACTGATCCTGACGCATCTATTGTATAGTCACGCTCTATAGTATCTACCATGAAAGCCCTCGAGTTAAAGAATGAGTTGCTAAATGTTGTAGGTGATCTGCTGGGAACCTACACGAGACCAGACGGCTCGCAACGCCCAGCCATTTGGATAGGTAACAAACTACCACCTAGTGATTATGGTATCTCAGGCATAGAGTGCGTAGCCAAATTCCCAGAGGAAAAAGTCACTTATGGGCTATCCCGTACCGTGATCAAGCGCCAGAACTGGCGAGTCTGCTTTATCCAACACAATGAGAATGAAGAATTGCAAGAAATCCGCGACTTGATGACCAAACATTTCATTGTCACGGGAGAGAGAACCATCATGCCAACTCCTCAAGGCGTCCTACAGGAAATCCAGCTTGAGATTTTCGATACCAAGCGCCAACGTGCTGTATAAGTTAGCATATACACGTGAGAACTAACGTATTAATGGTATTTATTTATGGCAACTGTCGCAACTGCGTTTACCGAGTTCCAAATTCAATCCCTCCCTTATGGCGAGCGGACACCTCAAGAGTATGTTATTGAAGTAGATTCCGTAGACACTTCTGCTAAGACTATGGAGATTTCCGGTGCTAAGAAGGGGGAAACTACCTCTACTGGAGCACCCACTTATCTCCAGTCTGGGCTAGAGCTAGAGTTTAGCGGTGGTGCAACCGTATCTGTCGCTGAAGACTTGGCGGCAGGCAACACAACCCTAAAATACGAGTCTGAAAACGGAACTGATCCTTCTGCTACAGAGTCTGCGTACACTTTCGCTCTTTATTCCTTTCTCGGTGGCGAATCTCTCACCATCAACAATGACGACAACGTGGTGAGCATTCGTACCTTCCGCTCCGGAATGTGGGCAGAGAACGCGAAAACCATGATTGGAGCCTCGATGGATCTCGAGGGAACCATGCAAGATGACGATATTGCGTTAATGAACGTGATTCGTCCCGCCGCTTTCAGCGTCGATAAGGAGATCTACGCTCAAGTGACTCGTCCTAATGGCGACGTCTACACTGGGGCATTCTTAGTCCAGTCTTACAGCGAGCCTAACAACCTCGACAACGTGGTCAGGGTTTCCTTCACGCTCAATAGCCAAGGCGCTATCGGCATCCCTGCCGGGTTAGATACCAGCACCACTGCCCTTAACCACGAATAACGATATAATGTAGCTAGCCATGGAACAGTATGATTGCCTCCACAACGCCTTCCTATGGCTCTTTAATGTAACTGTCCATGATGACGGTTCACTAGAGTGTGACTTGGCGATTGCTGGCAAAAGGCAAAAGCCCGAAACTGTCCTGAATGATGACAATTCAGGGCAGCGATTCCGGGTTTACTTACCTGAGGAATGGCAAAACAACCCCACGCAAACTAGTGCTGCCGGAGAAGTAGAATTTACCTATGTTTACGCTTGACACAAGTATCCTGCCCATTGAACCTAAGGACTACACTACTGTAGGCAACCTAATCAAGCTCCCTGTCTATAATGACCTTCTAGGCATGGAATATGAGGAACTTGAAAGTATTGAAAATGAGGAGAACGAGTGGAACACGCGCCTCCTAGAACTCGCCAATAAGGTTGCTGACGAGAAGGGCATTGACATTTACAAAGTCAGTGAACTCTTAAGCAATGCCGAAAACGCCGGAGAACAAGAGAAGATGGATATTATGGGTAGCCATCTACTTGATTTCAACCGCATCATTGCAGAGCGCCCAGCAGAGTCCCAGAAGGTTCTCCGCCTCGCCAAGGTCGTGCTAACTACTCGCGTTAACCCCGAACTATCCTCAGAAGACGTCAAAAAGCTCCCCCGCAAGATCATCCAAGGGCTTTACGACTTTCTCCTCGAGGAGCAATCTGAGGGGGACTTCCAGAACCGCGCCGAGTTAGAGCGCGAGCTTAAGTATTACCGCGAAAGCTACGAACGTGCTCGCCCCGTAGTTGATGTGCTAACGGAGCTAAAGGACAAGTCCAACCTGTCCAAAGCCCAGAATAAGCGCGTTAATGAAGCCTTAGCCCAATATAGCCAAGGCGAAGATCAGCAAAAAAAGACTTAACACCAGTTGAATTGCCGGAGCGCTTGGATTGGGTACAACTCTACTCAATCATCCAGCGTTCCCCTTTTAACGACGGTATCTTTAGCTGGTCACAGATCAAGCGCCTTCCCATCCAATTCACCATCAAGATGGCAGAAGCAGCCCATGAGCAATACACCATCCAAACCAACCTAGAAAGCTACTCTAACGCTGCTTTGGGTGTGATGGTTGCCCGCGCCTTGGGCAATACCAAGCTTGAGCAGACTGACTTGCTACCGCTCAGTCCCGATCCCAACTCCAAGATCAAGCCCAAGACTAAGCAGATCTTGCAGAAGTATCGTCAGGACGGCAAGCTACCTCATTGGGTATTCCAAGCTATCTTTGCTTTCTGGGATATGACCGAAAAAGAATAAGTTAGACTGTTAACTGAGTAAACACAAATAAGCCACCATTATGAATTTAAAGACGTTCTACTCGAAACTAAAAGAGCTTGATGAGGGAGACGAACTAAAGTCCTTTATCGAGGCGCAGCTCTCCTCACGCGACAAAGAGATCAACACGCTCCAATCCAGTCTCAGCAATGCCGATACTCAACTAGACAACCTGGCACAATCTCTCAACACCGATAAGGAAAACTTACAAGAGAAAGCCAAAGAGTTGAGTGATACAAGCCAAAACGTCACGAAAGAGCGTGATGAGCTTCAGCAAAAGCTCGAGCAAGAGCAGCAGAAGCGCGAGGAAGCTGACCAAAACTACAAGCAGTTAGAGAAGTCAGCTCATCTCGACTCGTTCAGTCGCGAGGTCGGTGCTAACCCCGAAGTCCTTAAGGATATGGCTACTGACTTGGAACTCTACACCAAGGAAGGAAAGGGCTATGTCAAGGACTCAGAAGGGAATGAAAAAGAGTTCAAAGAGTACGTCCAGAACGATCCCAAACTGAAGAACTATGAGGCAGCAATCTTCGGGCAGCCTGCCCCAAGCTTGCCCTCAGGTAAAGGCTCACAAGAGGACTCTGCTGCTGATCCAGTAGCGGATGCGGTCAAATCGTTCCACAACCGCCGGCAGAAAGCTACTGCTGAGCGCGTGGCAAAGCGATTTGGTAAGTAAATGTATCTGATATATTAGAGGAGAAACTATAAAGTTCAATTATGGCTGGAATCACCTATCACAATATCCATAGGTCACGTCCTACTTGGCTCCATGATTCGTTCTCCAATGAGAATCTAGTACCCAACGGCGTGAATCTCCGCAAGGGCAGTCAATCCGGAGTAGTAAAATCCGGTACTTATGTCGCCCGTCATCCCAATGCAAATGACTTTGAAGTAGTCTCCAGCGGTGGTGCAACTAGCCGCCTAGTGACAAGCTTAGCGGAGCCAGCAGCTAGCGACGATACAACTTTCTATCTCGTTACTGTTGATGGCTATCAATCTGGCGACTCCATTGAGATTGATGGAACCAGTTTTAGTGTTAGCAGCGTGGATGAAGTTAACAACTCCATCCAGGTTGATGCGGCTAACCAAACTTCCTCTCTAGAAGCTGGCGTTAGTGTGATGCTCGCTAGTGCAGTGAGCATGGAAGATCATCATCTTCTAGCTAACACCATCACTGATATGGAGAAGTCTCGCGAGGGCGTCCTACTAAGGCATGGTCGGATGGTCTATAAGAACTTCCTACCTCAGTGGGAATCCGAGCTAGACGCTTCAGCTCAGTCTGAAATTGAAGACAAGTATCAGGCTATCCGCGGGAGGCTGTAACTTAAATGAATAACATCTACGAACTAATTAATAAGCTTGAAGAAGAGCAGACATTCGACCAATTGGTCAATGATCCTAATCTTCAATTTGACCTCCAAGGGGAACCCTTGCTTTTCAGCTCAGTTCTCCCCGAGCGTCAAGTTATCCAGAACCATTTCCGAGAGAGTTCAATCGAGCTGATGAGCACGATTGCTAACGACTCCACTCGGTATGCTCCCCCGCAGAAAAAGGGAAACCATCGCGTCAGCTCCGCAGAAATCGAATTAGTTAACAGTGATATTGCTGCGGATCTAACTCAGGAAGCTTATGAGCATCTCATTCAGCTTCTGAACCGCGATGCTACCCAAAACACTGTGAGTGAGCTAATCCGGTGGTTTGATCGCCTTATCAATCGTCCCCTAGCTCTACTACGTGAAAAGCAGCGTGTTGACGCATTCGCACTAGGACAGGTTGAGCGTGAAGGCGCTAACGGATTTCACGACTACATTGTGTTCCCTGAGTTTGAAGGGCATCGTGAGACCATCTCCAGCGGTTCTGAGTCCACTCCTGCAGGATGGTATGATCCCGAGTATTCCATCCTCGATAAGGTGAAAGCCAAGATGAGGATGCTCCGTAATAAGGGATATCGCGTCAACCGCATCATCACTACTCCTCGCATTGAAGAAGTGATGTATGACAATAAGGAGATCAAAAAGTACGGCACTAACCAAATCCAGTTGGGTGAGCAGCAACTAGACTTGCCCACGATGAGTGACAGTGCTACTCTCCAGGCTGCTTTCCAGTCCATCGGTGCTCCCATCCCCGAGGTTTATGACACTGGCTATAGCGACCAGGATGGATTCCACTTCTTCTTAGAAGATAAATTCATTATGCTATGCACTACTGGGCGCTCTCAGGAAGTTAACCTCGGAGAAGAAGAGAATCCTCTCATGCTTTCCAATACCTTGGGCTATCACGCCATCGGAACTGCTACTGGGCAGCTCAATCCTGGCGTTGCTACCAAAGTGGAAAGCTTCGACGGCAAGGATGCTCGCATCGAAGGGCAAGGCTGGCAAACTAGCTTTCCGGTAATTCAACATCCGGAGGCTTATGTCACCTTAACCATCCCTGAACCCACTAGCTAACGTAAGGAGTTAATGTGAAAGTCTATCTTTCTACTAACTACACTCTGAGCGATGGAAACTATTACCCCAAGGGCGAGCGAGACCTTAAACTCGAACTCGCCAATGAGGTCAGGCGTCTCCAAGGTGAGCCTGAACTTAAGGCTCCCAAAAAGACTCAGAGTAAGTCAAGTCAACGCAAGACTCAAAGCAAGACTAGTCAGCAGTCAAGCGAAGAGTCGGATCAACCTGCACAATCTGAAGAGTAACAATGGACTACACAAGTCAGAGTGAGTCTCTGGACTTGGTGAAAAACCGGATCGGGGCTAATGACAATAGCCTCGATTCTGTTTTAACCACCTTGTTAGAGCTTACCAAAGCCAACAATACCTACCGTCCCTACTACGTTGCTGGGCTTCAGTTAGAACAGTCCCTGCAAGAGCAGCGGCTTAGTAAGGCTGGCGATGCCACCTTCTCCGGGTTAGGGAAAACTATCTACTCACTATTTCAGCTTCAAGCATCCACGGATCAGGCATTAAACCTAGACGTTCCTACCGGTTTCAAAGCTGAAGACAAACTAGAACATATGGATTACAACCCCTATTCCACTGGTAGTAATAGTAAGCCCAAGGTTAAACCTTCAGTGCAATCCCGCAGCGTTCGAGTTAAAACGCAGTTCTGATAATGCAAACAGCGCTATCCCAATTTGCCAACTGCACGCTTATCTTCTCGAAGATCACGGGTTATGACCAAAATAGCCTCAATGAAGAACCTGTAACCAGTGAGGTCGAGGTGAGAGCAATGCTCAAGCCTAGAGATCAATCTAGCCAAATAAGTTGGCTCACCTCCAGTGGTCAGGACTTCGAGAAAAACCAACTATCAGGATATGCCTTCGGAGTAATCCCTTCTTACCTGGATAATGCGCGAGGGAAGTTTGACAGCGGTGAGACAGGCAAGGTTGTCCTCAAGACAAAGATTCCCTCGCCTTTCTACAATCAACCCCAGATTCTAGGTTACCCGATCCAAGTGTATTTCTATCCTGATGCCCAATAAAAATGCTCTCTGTGCCTTCAGCAATTAGCTTTAGGTAGCAGAGAGCATTTCTGTATCTAAGGTAGGCTTAGAGCTTAATTTTGCGTTTCTCCGGTATCCGTTTCATCGTTTTGCGCTTGGATCTCTTGCTCACGCTGGGTAAGTTCCAAGTCCTGTTCCCTCTCACCCTTGAGTTTCTCAAGTTCCTCAGTCGGCTCTCCGACATTCAAGCGTTGTAGAGTCGTATGATGACTGACCACGCCAGCTTGATACTCTGACAATATTGCCTTACGAGACTCAGGATCTAGAACTCCTGGTTCCGGTTTGAATTCCACTTTGATTGCCCCGTTCCTTCCGGTGACCATCTTGTAAACAGTGGTTAGGGCGGCACTGAGAGCGCTATTGACCTTATTAGTGAGCTGCACTGTACTTAGCACAAACTCGTGACGGCTTTGCTCCCGGCTTATTCCGCTCATTTCAGGGTTCACATTAGCTAAGACGTGACCTTGGTTGAACTTGTTATAGAGACTGAGCTTGAGGAGGTTGAGCGCGCGCTCGAAGGTCTCCACAGAGACAGGATCTCTGAATACTACTTCGGGCTTTTCATACCCTTCTGGCTGTTGTGGATCCCCTGAACTGGGTAGTCCCTGAACATAGTTAACTGCACTTGCTCCGGTTTGGAAGCCGCTATCGTCCGGAACAAACCGCATTTCGCCATCAGAGTCTTCAACGAAGTGTCCTGGTGTTTGAGCATTCAACAATAAACGCTCCAGAAAGCCTGCCTGAATAGTGTTTCTGCCCATCATGGTTAGAACAAGATTGACGTTGTTCTGTAGCTGCTTTGCGCTAGGTGTGATGAGGCTAGTGCTTTGGATCTTGTAGATTGTCCAACCACCATTCAGATCTAGATTGAACGTTTCTATAACAGAGTTATTGTTTTTGCGGTCATAAACCGTGATATCGAGCATTCCGGTTTCCGGGTTTTGTTCTTGATGCTCGATGGTGTCTTTTGTGTAGTAGTCGATAGAGTCGAGGATTCCATCATCATCGTAATGGAGGGAGACGTTGTCGGGATGGGGAGAGTGAATGAAAACGCGCTGTAAGGGGTTACTGCTGTTGGCATACCGCAGCGGAGTGAACAGCCGTACATAGGCTATGCCTCGGATACAGAGATTTTTGACAATGACATGAAAAATGGAACTGTCATCTGTGTTCTTAGACAACTGGTAGTTCTGGTGCATAAAGTCTAGCCAGCGCTGCATTTGGCTGCTATCCTCTAGAGGCTTATTGTCTATCAGGATCTCTGGTTCCTTGCCAACTACGGTGTTGACTTGCCTATCAATGCACTCCCCGATGATGTTCTCTGAAGTGAAGATCCTCTCGATCTCTCTCCAGACTTCAATATCGTTGTAGTCTGGGCGCGAGCCTACCCAGAAGCGGAAGTGATTACCATTGTAGTAATCATCCAGCTCATCGAAGGTAGACTCGGAGCTAAACCACTTTTTCCAGTTCCTAGGAGTAGCCATAAATTATTCTCCGGCTTGGGGGAATTCCTTAACTTTGGACTTCTCAACGAAGTCTTTCAAGGTGTCTTCTGCTTGGATCAGCATCTTGTGATCCTCGCGGTTGCCTTGGTATTGCTGAGATACTTGGATTAGGAGGTTTAGAGCTTCCTGTACTGACATAGTAAAGTAACGTGAATAACTACCTACATTGTAACTTACTTGAGGCTCAGAGTGCCCTTCTGTCCTACTTTGAAGTAGTTTTGGAGTAGAGCACCGAAATCATCAAGGGGTTGATTGAACAGTATGCGAGATGCTGACCGGGAAATTAGCAGCTTTCTCCAATCCCGCTTCTCTTGTTCTGGCACTTGCTGAGTACTTAGTAAATCCTCAAGGTTGTCGAAATCATCCAGACTCCTCTCTTGTAAGAGTCTTCTAACCATTTCGCATAGCAACTCGTGATTATTTCGGCAGCTCTTATAGATGGAGCGATGTTGCCACTTTGGGCAGTCACTGTTTTGGGATTGCTGGATTAGTCGTCTGATTTGCTCATTAGTGGGCATCTTGAGTTGTAATGTGGTTAGCCCTTCTCGTCCCTTGATTGGCGGATCATCGGGAAACTCATCATTGATGGGATCCTCAGCTTCCCAGAGAGTATAGATTTCCCCCTTCTTATTCACAGATGCCCAGACTTTGGGATTACCAGAGTTGGTTAGGTAGCGCCATTTCAAGCCTCCAGTGAAGTCCCCATTAGATTCATTAAACAGTATTAACCACTCATTCTCCCAATTGCTCTCGCTTTCTCCCGCGCCAGCTAAGCGAGGATGATGCTGACCTTTATTCACAAACGGATTGAAGGCATCGTGTTGCATACCAAACTGGCTAGAAGTCCTATGCTCGATGTAGTCGGTATGAGAAGCTTCTCCCTTGTGAAGCCGGCTCTTAGGAATACCGCCATTTATATCGCCAGCTTCAGCTACATACACGTTATTCTTACTACCGTCAGTGCCACGAACCCAGACGTCCCAGCCGCCGCGACCATTCTCGTAGCTATAGAAATGGCTACCAGGATCATCATCAGAAGTAGTGTACCACTTGTCAACACCGGGTTTCTGGGAGCTTGTCTTTTCAACAAAGCGACTACGATTCGCTCCATCTAATGTGTCGGCATCAAGCCCTGAACCATTACCCATAAAACCTTGGTGAAAGACATAGTTGCCCTGAACTCTGAGGTTACGTAAAGGGTTATTGCTGTCTGGCTCAGTCACACAAGCAAGCGTCTCGCCATCCGATGTGAGCTTCACTCTTTCGGTGTTTTGGTCATTGATATAAAGGTCGCCATTCGCTCGCAAGTGGACACTAGCCTTTAGAGTCCTGGCATCAATGTTGTAGTTTGTGGCGGTATGCTTGTCTCTTCTGAGGAAGGAACTGGCTTGTAAACCGTCCACTTTGTCCGAGTCAAGCCCAGAGTTAGCACCGTCATTGCCAGAGTGCCAGACAGTCTTGTCATGGAATACCAGACTATTCCCTTTTATCTGTGTGTCTCCTGAATCCTGGAAGTTTAGGATTGTTAGAGGACTATCCCTATCACTATCACTAGATAGTAATTGGGTTAAGACTTGATGACCGTCTCTAGTAAAGTCTCTCCCATCAAGCTTCCAGTCGTACCAATTGCGGTGGAGATCGGAATCATTGACGTGGTCATTGATTGTGGTGTAGACGTCTTGCCCTCTGACTAAATCGGCATCTAGCCCACTTCCTTCACCTTGGTTGCCTTCATGCCAGACAGTATTCCCGAGGTGGGTTATGCCGCTACTGCTTACTCTTAGTAGACGTTCGCCGCCAGAACCCGCGTCTCCTTCTGTGTCTGAATGCTCACCTTGCTTATAGATGGTGAAGTTCTGACCAGTACGGGCATAGAGCGTGGAGTCTTGGATACCGAAGGCATAGTTAGAACCCTCTAGGTTGAACTTCTGCCCGAGGTAAGAACGGAAACCCAATGAGCCTGCCAGCGCTAGGGAGCCGTCACCAGGGTTGCTTAAGACACTGCTGGCATTGTCGATGACCATGGAACCCACAACCCTGGCGTCACTATTGAGCGTTTTAGCCCTTACCGCTAGGTTGTTTAGCCCTTTAAGGTTTCCGTTAGAGAGGGTAGGCTCTCCACCAACCTCTCCAAAAGACTCATGAAGGAAATCACGCATATCTCCCAAGGCTTGCCTAATAGTGCCTTGGGTACTTGAAACGTCGGCTATATCACTACGAGGTGGTAACTGAGTCATTAGTAACCTACATATATTACGTCTACAGTGCCTGTCGTTCTAGAGCCGCTGGAATCCAGGCATTCGATTTCAGCGCCTATATTGGGATTCTTATTCTTTACCCTAACAGTCCTGGCTGTAGTATCATTCACGTCTTGCAGTGTAACGTTTACCGCCTTAAGCACTTGTAAATCATTACTAGGCGCTAACCGTAAGCCGTTTTCAGGTACTTCCACATCCTGGAACTTTTCGGTAATATCAGGAACGTCTATAATTCCCTTGAAGTGCTGAATCAAGCCTGTTTGATCGGAGGGCTTGAATTTCACTTTGAGCCTGTAGAGACCAGGATCCAAGAGTGTCCCGGAAGTAAGTGGTAAGAAGCGGTTTTGCACTTCCCACAACGTCTCGCTGTCATCTTTCCACAACGTATCGCTGTCATCGTCCCAGAGTTCATAGGGCGATGCTTGGTTGTAATAGAGCGCATAATTACCGTCGATGTTGTAGTCGACTTTCAAGTCGCCTCGATTGGAGATATCAAACTCGGAGTCGAACTCGGCTTCGAGTGTATTGTCTTGCACGGCAAGATAGCCATTGCTGTCTACAGCCATATTGGTTTTGTTCCCTTCCCAAGGATTCGTGACAGGTTTATAGAGGTGACTATGGGGGATAGGCTGCTTCACTTGGCGCTTAGATGACCAGGACAAGGTCGCATAAGCTGGGTTCTGATCTTTGTGTTCCACATAATATCTAAACTTGTAGTGCTGCCCAGCAGTGAGAGACATTTTAGCAGTGGTAGTAGTCCCACCGCTGCTAACAGTAGCAACTTCACTACCTTCTACACTTAAGCTTGCGTCTCCATCATTGCTGATCTCTAAAGTGTAGTCATCCGAGTATCTGGGCTTAAAGCTGCCCTCCCACTCCGTAGTAAAGTAGTCACTACTTAGGGAGTTTCCGTCATGGCTGGGACTGCCAGAACCCCAATCGAAGTCAATATAGCCGTCCGTACGTTGCCATTCTTGGGTTTTACTGTCGCCAGTGCCTTCGTAGTAAGTACCCGTTATGCCCTCCCCTGTCGGAGCTTTGCGGTCGTAGAAGTCCACACTCTCTACCAGGTTCTCCGGTACAGGATCCACAAGTGAAACGCTGGCGAATACAGAACCCCGAGACTCTAGTCCAGTAGCATCAACGGTTTTCACCAGGATGGTATAGATATCGGCGCGAAATAGGTCACTCTCATAGCTAGTGGTGGAAATAGGCACGTCTTCTAAGGGATGGGCATTATCCCAATCATAGTTGACTCCCGTGTTGTACTTAACGCGGTATAAGCGTAAGTCGGCGGGCTTATTTAGCTCTCCCCAATTGAGGCGCTTAGTGCCTTTAGAAGACTGCTCCACTAGCAAGTAATTGGGTTGCGGTGGATAGTAGTCATCCTTAGTAATCTTGGCTATAAAGCCTTCTAAGCTTTCACCGCCGTCGCTAGCATAGGGCACGATGCGAACATCGTGAGCTTCTACTTTCTCGTAGAAAATGGACTGAGTCTGTCGAGCAAGAGTGGTATGGTCTAACTCATCATCTATATAGACTCGGTAGCCTTCAAAGATGGGTGGATACTGAGTCTGATCCGTCCACTGGAACTGAACGCCGCCGTCCGGAAGCAAATGCTTAGTAACCTCGCCTTCAGGGTTAGGCAGTACGGAGCTGATTGCTTGGTTAGTAGTGACTAGGCTCTCATTAGCCAGCTCTCCCGTCTTTGAGTAGGGAGTGACCTTGATTTCTGAGCCTAAGTCAGGGATCTCGATGTAGCGGCTCTCTTTTTTCTGATCGGCTGGCACATCGTCCACTAGCTCGCCAGCAACGAAGACTTTATAGCCGCCAAGCAAGCCGTTGTAGTCTTGTGTATCCGTCCAGATAATCTTAGCTAAGCCCGATGTAGCAACCTTCTTACTGATCTCACCGATGGGCGGAGAAATGACAAAGTCCTCTTCTGTAAGGTCGAGAGTAAGTGGATCTTGGGACTCATAGCCATTGGTGTTATAAGCATAAAGCTCGATGTTGTACTCACCGGGTTCCCTATCGAAATATGGCGAGTGGTTGAGTAAAGTGGTGTGTTGAGCAGTGCCGTTGATATAGAGCTTGTAGCCGGCATAGTTCTTAGGGTAAGTCTGGGAGTCCGTCCAGACTACCTGGAACTGTTTATCTGGACGAAGGCGATAGGTAATCTCGCCTTGGGGGTTAGGCACAACGTTTTCATCGCCTATACTTGTTTCAACCCCGCCTTCACTGATAGAGCCAGCGAAGTCCACTGCCTTAATAACCACTTCGTAGTATCCCGGCTCTAAGTCAATAGGGCTGCTGCTCCGAGTATCAGAAGGCACAAGCTCATGCAACTCGCCGTCTATCTCGATACGATACTGTTCAATCCCGTATGTGTAGCGGGTTGTATCTGACCAGGTTATAACTACACCGCCTTGATTAAGAGTGGTAATGCGGGCAGTACCATTCGGATCGCGAGGTTGAGGTTTATCTGTCTCAGCAGCTACTGACTCTACCCAATTGGAATAGCGTCCTAGCACGTCTCGGGCACGAACCCTAAAGAAGTACCTGCCTTTTTCCAATCGGTCATAGGTGACTGTAGTGCTGTTGGTATCAGAGAGGCTTTGCCAGCTTCCTAACTCATCCTTCTTAATCTGGACTTGATAAGAAGTTGTGAAGGGACTGGAGTTGCCTTCTAATACAGGCTGCTCCCAACTTCCACGCAAGTTAAACTTCCAGGAACCATTGACATAAACCGGATCAATGCTGATCTGAAGGTTCCAGGGTTTCGCTGGCACGCGAGGGAATTGCTGCCCCGCCGGCGGCAGTTCTACTGGATCACCGTAGTCTATGTAGTCATACTTGTCTTCTACATAGGAAGTAGCAGTGATCTCGAACGTCATATCAGACTGCTCAGATACCGTGAAAACGCGATATTTGAGCTTCTGCCGGTCATCTTCAGTGATGATCCATACGCCGTTAGGGTAATCCGTCCTATAGGGACTAGGAACAGTGACCGTATTTCCGTCCTGAGTCAGGATAGGCTTGCTTTCGTAGCCATCTTCATTAGCTATCTTCAGTTCCGGGTTGTTACTGAGGTTGAGGTCGGGAGTTTTATCCAAAGTGATTGCAGTCGAGTCATAGTTAAGTACTCTGCCTCCCCACTTCTTATTAGAGACTAGGGGATCCTGGATGTAGATGATCTCTCCCGGCTTGACGTTAGCGCCTTCCATACCGGTTTTGAAGGTTACGGTACTGGTTTCCCAGCGCTCCGTTGCCAGCTTCCATAGTCCTAGGCGGCGGGCTTGTGCTCGACTAGTACAACCAAAAGCCGTAATTTCAGTAGGGTTATAGCCGTACCTAAGTAGCCCTTCTGAGTCTTCAACGTACTCAGTGGACGCCTTATAGAAGTTGTCTGGATCGTGGAAGGTGACGATAGCTACCGTATGCCGTGCAGTCCTACTGCTGCTGGAGTAGTTAAATGGTGGGCTACTTATCTCGCCATCATCGTTCACTTCCTGTACTACATTGGCTTCCGTAAATATCTTCACCGGGTTGCCTGGACGATCCTGAGTAGTGAAGATAGTTCCCTGAGACCAATAGATAGCGCCTCGAAATACGGAAGCTACAGTGTTGAGAACCTTAAAAGCATCCTCACGGCTTTCGATGGAGCCATTCAAAGTGAAGCGAGGCTCATGACCGCCGCGCCCATCCGGTACTTTCTCATCGCAGTACTGTCCTACTGCATATAAGCTCCATTTATCAATGTTCTTAGTATCAATAAAGTTTCCTACACCATAGCGGTCATCAGTCATCAAATCGTAAAACACCCAAGCTGGATTGTTGCAGAAGCCGTAGTTAAAGCTTCCGTCCCAGTCCCCTCTATATTCCCGAGTGTTGGGATCGTAGTTGCTTGGGTAACGAATCCGCTTGAAGCGCGCTTTATAAGTGACTTCTGGCAGGTTATTGAACTGCTCCGCCGAAATTCGTAATGCTAATAGCGCGCTATTGGGGTACCGGAACTTGTTATCGACTATAGTAGTGTAGGACTGCCAAATGGTGCGGTTTTTGAGCTTACTAGAGTCCGAATCGGGAGTTAAGCGAGTAAACTTGATGTTCCAGGGAGCTTCGCCGTGCAAATCGATTCGATAGGAGCGCTCATAGGGACTGGAGAACTTCTCGGAAACCGTATCCCGAACACGTTCCTGATAGTTCCCGTCTTTATCCCTGACTGAGATGGCAAATGAGACGGAAGTGCCCTTAATGTCTCCATCGTCTTCAACTTTCTGAAGGGCAGGGAATACAACTCGGATTTGCACCGCGTCAGTATTAGCGTCATTAACCTGCCTAACTATATTGTTATTAGACTTGCTGACCTCAACACCAACCTCTTCTTCATTCTTGGCTGCTCCAAACCCAGGGATATGACCTTGGTTGGGAGTACCTCTCCGAAAGTGGGCTTTAACTCCCTCGAAGTTAGATGAGCCATCCTCATTCTTGATGGGAGTTTGGTCTAAATAGACGTTCTTAAGCAGTTCCGTGTAGTTGTAGGGAGCATCAATGTCCCCCTCGCATAGCAGAAAAAGAGCATTGAGGTAAGAACGGGATTGGATAGTGGTGGGCTGCTCAGTAGTTTGCTCGGGGCTACCACTGTTACCCTTACCACCGCCGCCACCGGTACTGGAACCGCCTCCACCTCCACCAGCTCCGACAATGCTTTGATGCTGAGTGATAAATTGCTCTTCTGGATTCATCCCATATACTCCTCAATATCGAAATTCTGCTCCGCTATCTCCGTCCATGGGCGCGCGGGTACTCTCCTTACCCCGCCGTTCGGATATTGAATGGTAGCACCGTTGTGGACAGCCGCTGCATAGTCCGTGTTCCAGGACAATTCAGCAGTTATTTGACCGTCCTCTTTTCCGAATTTCAAGCGCTGAGACTTGCGTAGATATCCCGTATCTACAATGTCTCTTACACCGTCAAACCCCTCCCACTCACGGTTTTCAGTGATTACTCTTGTGCACTCGTTAGAGAACTGAAAAGCAGCGTCTTTAAAGTCTTGTTCCGCGTCGGCAAGGATTTGTCTGAGCTTAGTTTCATCAAGCATAAGTAATAATTATTATCTGTCCTCTATGATATCAATTACCTTTAACATCTCGGATGGATTCGTCAAGCTTCCTAGCGCCTAGCAGCATCAGCTCTCCAACTGAAACGTAGTCATGTTCGGAAGTCTGTAACTCCAGCACCATACTGGAAATACCTTGATCAAACTCGGCTATGCCCGAGAGGTCGATCTCATTGTAGACTCCCGTCTCCAGCCTTATTACATCGGAATATATGGCAGTATCGAGAGTATCTCCCTTATAGATAGTGAAGCTATTGGGAGTTTTGGGGTATCCTTCCGTACCCCCATAGAGTCGCAGCTTCTGGAGTATGTACTTAGGTTGATTCTTGCTGTCTGGCACTCGCTTGTAGAGCCAGAGGATAAGCCGGAGTATGGATCCATCCACTACGCAACCAAGCTTGGGATCTTGGTTGGTTAGATATTTGGGTTTCAAGTTCAGATTGCCGTTATTTCTATACGTGTAGAGCGCGAAAGGCTCCAACTCGTAAGGCAGGGGTTCCTCTAAGACGCGCTTGTAAAGTTGTTCAGTCATGGTTAGTATTCGCTAGTATCTATGCTGCTGCTAATGACAATGGGGCTTTTGATGGCATACTCACCGTAAACCAGTGGAACTGGTCTCCCTTCCTGAGTCACTTCCTGAGCATTCTGGAATAAGAAGCTCTCCTTCTTCTTTTGGTCAGAGTCGGGAGTCTCAGGACTGCTAGATAGGGCTTCGGAGATACCCTGCCCAATCAGTGCGGCTCCCAATAGTCCTACAGTTGTGGAGTTAATGGTTAGTCCTAGGACACCAATTGAACCAGGGATGAAGAATGAGGATGCTAGCAGAGTCACTCCTAGCAAGCCCTTACCTAGGGAACCAGCGCCTTGAATTTGAGGACTGACGATTAGGGTATCGTGAGCAAACTCGCTATGAATCGTTGCCTCATCAAATACTCGATCTGGCGTCAGGACGTGGTAGATCACTCCATACTCGCTCGAATCGCGGATATAATCCACCATTTCGGGGCGGTTGGTTGCTATGCCTCGAATGGCTTCGGCTGGCGAGTCAATGTCTAGTTTCCACTCGCGTCCAAACTTCCTTCCCAGTTTCCCTAGCAGTTTGATTCGCTTATACATTAAATAAGGTATCCTATTAAATAGGTGCTATATCTATAATAAATGGTTATTTCATGACTGATATTGGTAAGCTTACATATTCGTTATCGCTCGACACGTCTCGCTTCACGAAGCAGCTTAAAAAATTCAATAAAATAGCTAGCAAGCGGGGTCGAAAAACCGGAAAGGAGTTAGGTGAAGAACTTACCAAGGGAGCTAGAAAGGAGCTTACCCATCTCGACACCGTCATAGGCGGCTTTTTCCAGAACATTGGAATGAGCATGCAACAAGCCTTGGCTTCTGCTTTCAGCAGTGTAGGGAGCGCCATGGCTGGAACGGTAAGCGGTGCTTACGAACTGGAGAAGTCGATGAAGACGATCCAGGGTAAGGCACAAGCGTCCAAAAAGGAGATAGACAGCCTCAAAAGTAGCATCATTAGTCTGAGCGGGGATAGCGCGAAGACAGCCCAAGAGATCGCCACAGCGGGCGAGAAAATGGCGCAGTTTGGTTTCAGCACTAAGGAAACTGAAGCTGTCATGAAAGGGATATCCCAAACCTCAACTGCCACTGGTGAGTCAATGGAGAAAGTGGCGAGAGCTTTAAACTCTGCCACACAGGGCTTTGACGAATATAACAAGAGCCAAGAGGATGCTATAGAACTGGGTGACAGGTTCACTGCCATTGCTAACAATGCGAACGTCACCATCGAGAACCTCCGCATGGGCTTGTCGAAATACTCTGCTGTTGCGAACGATGCGAATCAGTCCTTTAAGGATACAGCCGCTGCATTCGCCGTACTAAGAGACACCGGGATCCAGGCGGAGCAAGCCGGTACAACTGTTAGAGTCGTACTCCAAAGACTACAGTCCCCCTCGAAAAAGGCAAGGGAAGCCCTTAATGAACTGAACGTAGAGCTGCGGAATTCAGAAGGGCAGATGAAAAGCCTGCCCAAGATGCTAGAAGAGTTTGATAAGGCTCTACAGGGCGTAGGTAAGGAAAAAGCGGATCTTCTACTCAAGCAGATCTTTGGAAGCCAAGGGTTGACGGGTTTCAAGGCTCTTATGAGCGAGGCAGAAGGGCGCTACAAAGAGCTTCGTAAGACTATCGAAAATAGCCAGAACGTAGCCGCTGAGACTGCAAACACGATGCGTACCGAGTGGGAGAGCTTCCAATCGACCGTAGACGCTCTCGGTAAGCGCATCGGAACCTCTGTTCTGCCTGTCATCAACTCAGTGTTGGGATTAATTAATGATATTTATGCCGGGATTAAGAAAGTAGATATTACCTTTAAGCCCATCACTGAAGCAGTCAAGGAATTAGGTATAGGATTCCAAGTATCTGAAGAGTCAGCTAAGAGCCTAGGGAAGTCCATTGGTCAAGACATTAATAGCGCTATTGAGTTTACAGCCAATATCATAAGCCGAGTTAATGAGTTCTGGAAAGAGAACCAATCGACTATCAACGGCATTGGGAAGTTTATTAGTAACAGCTTTCAAGGCGCTGTTGAGAACGTAGTGAATCTTGTCTCCAGACTTCAAAATTTCTGGAAACAGAATAAAGAAGAACTTAAAGA